TTTAGTAACTGTGTTACTGGTTGAAGGTGTTAAGTTTGCCATTAGAGTATTTCCTCAATAAAATTAAAAGTTATTTGACACGACCTTCAGCATAGGCTTGGCGTATCTCGCCTGCTAGTGCCTGATAGCGCTGTGGGTCTTTTGCCATTAGTTCTACAATATCTGCACGTCTGTAGACTTTACGTGAGGAGCGTTCTGCGCTACCACGAGTGTTGCCTGTGGATGCAGTCTTTACGGCTTGCTTACGAGCTGTAGTCTCTTGGGTCGTCGCTTGTTTTACCATGCTCTGACGTTCTTTCCATAGACTAAATAACTCATCAGCACTGTCGTAATCAAATGCATCAGCATTACGTAGTAACTGTGTACGTACCTTAGATTTCCCTACCCACTCAATGAAGCCTTTATCGGCTACAATGTTTTGAAAGTCAGGATGTTGGCTCTTTAGTTTTGCAACAGTTTCTTGTTGCGCTAAACGTGCCGTAGCTTCTCGACTCTGTTTAACCGAAGGGTGGTTTTCTAACATTTTGCTGATAGCTTCTTTAGGGTTCTCAAAGAAGTCTAAATCATCAAAATCTTCCTCTACGGGTGCAGGGGCTTGTTGTTGTGTGACGGTTTGTGCTCGTATGAAGTCATCAACTACTTTACGTAACTCACCTACTTCCTGTGATTGCTTGCCCAGGAGCTTCTCAGCATTCTGATGCATTGCAACTATATCTTTGACGTCCTTACCTTGGTATTTGTCTGGAATATCCTCTAAACTACCTTGGTTTTTGTCTTCTTGTGTGTTTTGTTCAGCGTAATCCTCATATCGTGTCTCTTGAGGTTGTTCCTGTTCTACAGGAGTTTCAAGTTCATCGAATTGAGTTTCTTCGTTATAGTCTTCTGTGCGACCATCGTTGGTATTTGCCATGTATTGTATCTCCGTACTATAATAGTATTGTGGAAAAGTACTTAGTCTCTCTAGCCCACGAGTTTAACTAAGCGTTAGTTGATAATTCGTAACCTTGTTCAATGAATTGCTCAAAGTTTAGAATCATGCGTATAATGGAAAGTTCACCTTGTGTTTTATACAGGTCTTTCTCATTTGTTAAATAACCTATATCGTAAGCATCTGAACGATCCTCAAGCTCTTCTATGAACTGAGACCATCCAGGGCTTCCGAATAAGTCAAAAAAGTTATTGTAGTATATTTCTTCGTCTTTAGTCATGTTATCCTCCTAGGCACAACTACTGTTTAATATACCCCTATTATAACATATTTTCGTATAAAAGTCAAGAGGTTTTTTATGTTTTATTACGCCTCTGGAAGTACGATAGAGCCTTTTCTAACCACCAGTTTGGTTAAGCTATAATCACGATAGAAAGCATCATAAAGAGGGTTTCCATTGTCAGGGACAAATCGGTATAACACACCATTAGTGTATGTATATTTTACAATGTCTCCTACGATACTTCCACTGTATTCAGAATCATTGTATTCCGAGATACCATACTCAAAGTTTTTATTACCATAGGAGAACTCATCCTCTCCGAACTCATAACCGTTGTTGTACTCAGCGACTGCCCCAGTCCTAATGGTTTCAGGAGCAGCACTCCAACTATTAAGATAGTCCGCATAGCGCAGAGGAGCTTCAACGACTCTTGTGTTGGTACGATAGACAGCAGCCTCGGACACCTTGGTGATGTCCTCTAGGCTGCCTGCGTCTATCTCATCGTTATTAGACAAAGTAAGAACTAGATGATTGTCTATGTCTAAACGAGCATCAACTACGGAGACACCATCCTGGCCGTCCTTGCCATCCTTGCCGTTCTTACCGTCCTTTCCAGAGAGACCTCGTTCGCCTTGGTCTCCCTTGATGCTCTTACCGTCCTTTCCGTTCTTTCCGTCCTTCCCATCTTTACCGTCTTTACCATGCTTGAGCTCTAAAGCGTCTATAAGTGAATGTAGACGCTCTATATGCCCATCAACGTATTTCTTAAACGATACTATTATTTTGGTTTGAGCCACTTGGAGTCTCCTGCTCTAACATCTTAACAACTTCATCTTCGCCTTTCTTAACCTCTGCATCAATGTCAAGCCTTTGCTTTTTCAATGATAACTCAGCAAGTTTCATGCGCTTCTCAAACTCTTTATCATCAGCATCTCCTTTGTCAATATTTGTACTGACAGCTTTAATGCGTTGAGTCTCTGCGTTATACTGTTCAACCTGCGCTTCAACATTGTACTTCTGTGCTCTAGCGTTAGCTTCGGCTGCTTGTGCTTGTAACGCAGCGGCTGTAGCCTGTTCCTTAGCCATTTGTACCTGAGCCATTTGTTGTTCCATCTGCTGTTGCATCTGAATCATTTGTTGTTGCTGAGGGTTAGGCTGTGCGGCTTCACGCATCTTAGCAATCATCTCTTCACGCTTAGACAGGTTCATGTTCTCTACGATGCTTTCAATAAGCATAGGATACGTAGGACTGTCCGCAGGCATAGTCTGTAATAGTTGTACTAACTGTGTGACCTCATACTCACGAGCAATAATACCTAGGCTTGACGTAGGAATAAACTTAAAGTCCTGCGCCTGGTATAACTCAGGGACAAACTGCATGTAACGCCAAGCTGTCTTCTGAATCATAGGAATCAGGAACATCTCTTGGAAGTTAATAAGTGTACGTTTATGTCTCTTAATGATAGCACCTAGGGACATACTAATGCCTGCCGCAGTTGCTTCACCGTTGACACCTCCAGACACACCAGAGGAATCTACAGCGCCTGTGGCCTGTTGTACCATCTGTTCTAACTGTCCTGCTTGAGCAAAGGTTACCTGACCGACCTGACCAAAGTTAAATGGTTGTAGGACTTCAGCAGGGTTACCGTTAGTCAAGAAGATTTTACCTGGACGTATCTCAGGCTTCATGCCTCTAGGAAGCCGTGAGGCGTCCACAGCCATCATAGGATGTATAGTTAATGCTAATGCATCAATACGTGCTCTAAGTTCCGTGTCGAGGGCTTTCTGACTGTTGTAGCCCTTCTCACAGACACCACGACCCCAGAATCTATTAGGTATGACATCCCAAGGGAATGCAACCACTGGACGGTCTTGCATCATATAAGGGTTTTCTTCGACTTTAACTAACTGACCATTAGCAATAACAACAATGGCTTCAACATAAGCACTGTCGGATTTATCGTCAGCTAAGCTAATAGTCTCTTCGTCTTCATCTAGCTCTTCAGCAAGGGCTACCTCAAACATATCTCTTGGCACTAAACCGTAGTACTTAATAAGACGTACTTTGTCCTCTGGGAATGACGCTAGTTCTCTATCGGGTTCGATGTCCGTATCTGTGTACGCTTCGCCTAGCTCTACGTCACGGTAGACACCTTTTTCAATTAAATGTTCTACCTGATGCGTAGGGACAAACTGGTCTATAGCTACACCTAAGGCTTCCTCTACGGAAGTAGCCACAGGGTCAATAAGGAAGTTCTGTGGTAACACAGGATTCAGCTTGACAACAAAACGTTCCTTGATGCTAACACCTACAGCCTGCATAGCGCCTTCCATAATGGGCTGAGACGCAGGGACCATCTCTTTGGTCTCTTCAATGACTAATTCACCGATGCCTGTACCGTAGATAGCTGCATTAAGGACAGCCTCTGCGACAGTCTTACGTGTCTTAGTGAACTTAAAGTCCTCCATAAGCTGTGCTTTAAGTTGTTCTATATCTACTTTATTTGGGTCCTGTACGTCATCACGTATGTCAAACCAGTTGCCACGTCCAAAGGTAGCCTCTTCGACCTCAGCGACACTAGACTCTACAGCCTGTTGTAACGCAGGGGCAATGAGCTTAGAACGCTCAGAGTCACGCATAGTATCGCTACCGTCCCAAATACCACGCCAGAGACGGAAGTATTCCTCATGCTTTTCTTGGTAGTTAGACTCGTAGTGGTCACGCCAGTCTTCACATTTAGACATGACCCATTGTTCTAAACCTTGTGAGTCAAAGTTAATGCTTTCATCATTCATATATTAATATCCTGTGAGGTAATCGAGAGGCT